CGGAGTTATAGTAGGTATTGGGGTCTGGGAATTTTTCGGTGTTCAGATCAAAGCTAAATTCGCACCGACTGTAGCAAAGTCAGTACTTGAGGCTGGTGTGCAGGATAGGATTAATAGGCTCTTTAGGCGACGGCCTAAACTGTAGCGCCCACAACATAGTTATCCAATCCGAGATGTACTCGGCATAAATAAAGGGGCCTGTCTAGGCCCCTTGGTTTATAGCTTGAGAATGCCGTTCTTAACATCGCCCCAGGAAATTTGGGCTGTATCGTTTTTGTTCAGCTTCATGAAGCCATCGAGTCTTAGGCTCATATGCAGATAGGGTGTAGATTCAGTGTGGATCACAATCGCTACTGCAGTTTGTTCTTCGGTTAAATGCGCGCAATTTAGATTGACGCTATCTGCAGTTAGCGCTAGGATTTCTTTATCGATGCGTGGGTTTTTAAGTGGCGCAGTAGCAATTATATACGGGTTAAGCCGTTCCATAGATCGCGCTTTAGCGTCTACGATTGCTTTGCTATTTATTAGGCTAACCAGTAGATCTGTTCGTCCTTCCCATAACCAATCAAAACCAACAAATGTATAGCTAGGAGCTGCAGCAACTTTTGTATCTACCAATTGCGCAATGCGTAAATCAGAGTTGTCCCAAGTAACAATTGCTTTTTTAGCTGTGAGGGGTAAGTACGGTACCCCAGATATATATGCGATAGGGACATCATTATCGTGGATAAGCGCGGCTATAATGGGAGTAGATTCATTCCCTTTTGTCGTCTTGATGGTAATGTCATCTGCATCAATAACCCAGTCATTCAAAGTACGTAAGTTTTCTAGGGTGTTTGTGCCGATTATGTATGGAGTATATGGCTCAAGAGAGCTGTGTCGTGGGTTAGGTTGCACTCCGTGTTTTAGAAGGCTCACTTTTACATCAGTTCGTCCAGCCCAATGCCCATCAAATGCGTAGAACCTAAAGCATTTGGGTATGGGTTTAGTAGGCATGTCTGCAGGTAGGTTAATAGCTTTGTGGATTTGTAATCCTTTCATTTCACTATAGTCTTTAATTTTATGTACTAATCTGGCTAGAGCCGTTTCAATTTTTGAAACGTCGTTATTGATAGGATCCCTTCCTATTACAGCAGTTTCGAAATCCCGGAGGATAGCCTTCATTTCGGAGAGCATTTTATCTTCGTGAGCGAGCGAATATTTTTCCATGGGTTATACCTTTGCTGTTTTTAAGAATTCTTTGAGCTCTTCTCGAGACTTAGTTGATAGGAGCGTTTGTAGTGTTTCAGATGAAATAGGAGTTGGGGATTTTACAAGATATGGTCCTCTGACTGATCCATCCATCCTTACACGAATTCCCATTACGCTTATGGCGTGGTAGAGCTTGTTTAGTTCTAGATCTATTTCGCCAGTAAGCTTTTGTGTTGCTAGTCGTCCTATCCAGTCAATGAGCATTATTTCAGAGATATCTAATACTACGTCAAGTAATACGCCGTTTTCATTATATTTAACCAGAAAGATATATCCGTGCTTCATTTCAGTGTCGGAGGTAGCTAACGTTTCGAACAGCGGGGTTCCAGCAAGCGCGGCATTCACCACATATGCCTCCTTGATTGGGAGCTGGGCAGGTAGCTTCATATACGTAGCTGGTAACGGTAGATGTATTTGGGAAGGATTTGAGTTCTTTGCCATCGATCATAGCTCCTGAGACACGAAGTACGAAGTTAGGTGGGAATTCTCCATACGTATCCAAGTATTGTCGGACCATCTTGGTTTCGCGAGTAGGGGTCCAGAATTTAACATCAGGTAGTCGTAGCGCTACTTCCACTAAATTTCGTAGATGCCATACTCCTTGAAGATCTCCACTGTCATGCCAGCGAAAATGGCTACAGGCTTTGCTACCAATCATGGTTACCATAGCGTCTACCCATTGCGGGTGTTGTAGAGATTCATAGCGGTTGTACTGTGCGCGCTTTACGGTGCTGAATGAATATCGCCCTTTAAGCGCATAGCAGTTGTGACATACAGATCCGGGGATTGTTGCTAGAGTTTTCCCAGCTTTGCATTCTTGTGCGGGTAGTCCATAACTAAATCCCGGCATTTTCGAAGGTCGACCTAGTGATCCAGCGATACTTTGTGCTTCTTTAAGATTCATAATGTATCCATGCATCCTTTGCCTACGAATTCACGAATCCAGGCTGCGATTTCTAATCTGGATAGAACTCTGTCATATAGCTCTATTGCACTATAAGGGTTGTTCCAGTCTTTGTTGATGTAGACAACCCCTCCGGTCTTTGTGCCTAGTACTACGGCTACGTTTCTCCCTTCTTTGCATCTATTATTTAACCACCTAGTTTGCTGGGCCGTTAGCTCAGGATAGATGGCTTTGCCGGTAGGGAATTGTTCTAGATATTTATACTCAATCCATAGATCCCCGTTGTTCCCGGAGTACCAGACATCCGGGGTTCCTGAACGCCAAGGATTATTGTTCTTTTCAAAATATACTTCTGGTATTAGTCGATGGATACTTTGAATGAACTTAGTTTCGGGTTTTTGACTAGCCATCGAAGATTCCTTTTACCTTAGCTTGAAGGGCTTCGAGCGTAGAGTCATTGTAGATATACCAATCATTCGGTTCTTGGGTGACTCCGTCTTCGCTCACATGCGCCTTTACTTTTCGTGCGTCCGGGCGTGATAGATGGATAATGCGTCCGCCGTTTTTCCTAACCCATAGCGCCTCGTTCTCGAATCGTACTCCTGGAATGATCATGCCTGGACCGTTGTGTAGGAGCCGTTGATGCGCAAGGATTACCCATAGATCTGGGTTGATCAGTTGTCGGCCCCATTCGGTGCCTAGAGTCTGCATCATATGTCGTGGGCTAGCGCCTAGTGCCGGGATTGTTTCTTCTTTTCGCATCTCCCAATATGGGTCGCTCATATCGATACCGAGTTGGCGCATCATGGCATAGATTGGATCAGCAAAGCTGTAGCGATATCCGCCTATTTCGGCAAGGATGAAATTTGCTACGGTGTCTTTGCCTACTCGAGCAGGTCCTGCGATTCCGATTATTGGACTTTGAGCGATCTGAGGCATGCGAAGATCTCCTGCAGGTGGATTGCTTGAGTCACTGCGTCGTCTAATGCGTTATGCTTGGTACCCGCATGTGTACGAGGGCGGGGAGGACCAATGCCAAGATTTTTCATCGTACGGTAGCAGCGGTTGTTATAGAATTTCCAGGGGCGTGGTTCTTCGAAATCAGAATAGAGGCTGCCAAGAATCACGTTATCGAAATCCGCTCCGTTGCCCCACATAATTGCATCGTCTCCGCCGTTGTTTGCTACGAAGCTGCCGAATGCGGTAAGAGCGCCTAGGGTAGCGTAACGACGTATGCTGAATGGGGGAGGAGAAGAAAATACTTGTTTAGCCATAATGTTTTGGCGCATCCACCATGCTACTGTGTCTCCGGATATAACGCGCCCTAAGCGTTGCTGTGTACTAGTATCATCTGTAAGTTCCGCATAGAAGCGTTCTCCTAGCTCGCCAATAGGATCGAAAGCTACGGCTCCGATACTGATGACTACGGCCTTTGGAGAGCTGTCTAGAGTCTCTAGATCGAGCATAATGTTGTTCATTTATGAACCTCAAAAAGAAGCCCAAGGGTTACTTGGGCTTAAGGTGGGTAGCAACTTGGGATCAATCGGCTGATGTCAATTCCTGGAGTTCGCTTTCGAGCTTCCCTAGGATTTTTGCTACGCGAGCATGTTCCTTCTCGTGTTCACGAAGGTTCGTCTGAATTAGCTTTAGTTCTGCTTTAACTAGCTTAATAGAAGTCTTAAGCTCAGTTAAAGCAGCTTTTCTATCCGTGGCGGATAGGATAACACTGGGTTTGTGGGCCATAGTTTACCGCCGTACACGCTGATTTTTCGGGGGTACATAGTTAGACACATCAGGTTCAGCGAACAGCCGTTGAGTAGCTTCTTCCTTACGCGCCCAATATACGCCCATCTCTTCGGGGTCCAACGGGCGAAGGACGTTAAATCGCGGAGCAGCGTATTGAGTCCCCTGCTCCAGAGTAACCTGGGTAATGACTCCTGATGGTACGGTTTTGTGCTGAGTAGCCAGTGTTCGCGCATAAGTGTCGAAGGATTTGATAGATGCGGGCGGAACTGCGAGTACCCAGATAGGAGGATCTACATCGGGGTTGTCGAGAGCATCTACGGAGACCAAGGCAAGCTGACGAGTATTCTTACATGCTTTACCTTTACCATTAAGTGCAGTTCCGAATTGGTTGTTGGGGCAGATAGCACAGGCATCTGCCTGCTTATTTGGGCTGTTATCGCTCGGTACCATGGTTGCGGGTTCGGTGCCGATAGCGAAACATGCTGGGGGTTGTGGGTTACCCGCGTCATAGATACCCTCGTAGTAAGCATTAGAGGAAACAAAGTCAACAATAACCGCTTCAATGCTTTCTCCTTCTTGGCCATCGGGAGTAATAAATCCGCGAGGACCGTCGGTGCGAATGCGATCTCCGGACGGGGCGGCTAGCCGCTTAGCAATCTCTGCGGCTTCCTTTGCCAGTTGCTCAGCATAATTGACAGGTAACTGAGGCTTTTCACGAGCCATTTCGATTCTCCTAGACTTAGATTGAACGAAGATTTAGTTTCCGCTTCACGAACGGCGTAACGCCGGGGATTTTGCCTTTCAGTTCAAGCAGTTCTCGGCATCCAGCAACTGCAGGGCGTCGCTCCAACAAGTGGTAGTACTTGTGGCGGTGGAGGAATTTATAGAATGCGTCCCAGTCTTCGACTACAGGTACTGTTGAAGTAGAGATAGATACAGAAGCATGCAGGCCAGTAGATTTGCTGACTCCTTGTGCATCGAGCTGTTTGATTAGGTCGTCTTCGAGAGTTTGCATGGATTGCGCAATAACTTTAACTTGTTCTTCGAGTCCACGTTTCTGTTCGCGTAGTTCATGTAGCATGTCTATTTTAGCACCGATGGTCTTCATCTACTATGTCTCCAGCAGTTAGGGCAAGGGGTCCTCTTAGCAAAGAGGCCGGTTCTAGTGGTAATGAATCCTTTGTTGTTACATTCAGGGCAACCACGCCTGTTTAAAGCGCGATATGCTAGCTGTATAGCATGGAATGTTTCTGGCGATCCGCCACGATCGGGGTGATGCTGCATGCAAGCACGACGATATGCTGCGCGAAGTTCAGTCGGTGTAGCCTCGGGGGATACTTTTAGCAATTCGTAGGGCGTCATCTCGTGGAATTCCGTGTTTTGCTACTAAGTGGTTGTGTAACTTAACATAAGGGTTGCCGCACTCAGGGCATTTCTTATATTTTAAAGCGGTTGCGTTTTTAAGCGCAAGGTTTTCATCGATAAGTGCAGCGATTTCGTCCTCCAATTCCTCAATGCGTGCTTCCTCAACTGTTTTTTGCTTAATCTCAAGGCGGTGGCCTTTGGGGCAATAAAAAGTTCCCCTCGTATCTTCTAGTCTTTTGATGTCAGAATCTAGTAATAGGATATCTATATCGCATACTGCGCATGATACTACGCTAACTTTCTTGGCCATCTTTATACTGATGCTCATTGTGAACTCCTAAATTTCCATAGTTAATCTTTCTCGGACTATTCCTGTTTTAGAATACATGGTGGTTCGAGACGTTTCTTTGAAGCCCATGCTTTTCAATATATCAATTAATTGGATATCGGTTACTAAAGGGTATGCAACTAAGGTTCCATGTTCCCATAGCCATATAGAAACTCCCATTTGGATTTCTTCGGTATACTCTGAAATGTCTTTTCCACCATCAGCAGTGAACGCGAATCCTAAAACAGTAGGAGCCATAGGTGCCGCAATAATCCACATTAAGCCTACGCTAGTGTTATCTTTGCAGATAAGGGTAATGTCTTTGGCTAGTAAATCGATTTGCTCGAGAGTTTCGTTTGGGTCTGTAGCTCCAAATACCGTCAAACTAGTCATAGTGTGCGTGGACAGGTTGTCGATAAATTCGTCTAAGTAACCGTCCATATAAGTTCCTTATTTACTATAGTTAATATCCCAACCGCCTTTGGCTGCGAGCGGTAGATCCGGCGCCCAGTCTGGAGGAGTGGACATGATCCGTACCATATCTGCATAGCATTTTTCGGCTTCTTCTTTTCTACATATTGCTACAATTTCATCGTGAGTAGAAGTAACTACTCGATATCCGAGATCATCAATCGCTAGTTTATTATTTCCGATGATAACCCTGGATAATGCCTGAGTGACATTTTCTGTAGCAGCGCCACCGTATAACTTGGCGCGTCCACGACGAGTTAAGTACGTAGCGTCTTGTGCTATGAGCTGATCTTTATATACTTGGACATCTCCTTGTAATCCGTAGTACTGCAGGAAGAGGCCATTTGGAAGCTGCATAAATCCTTTTCCGTAGGTGATAGGTCCGATGGTTCCAGTTCCACCAACGAGCATGCCAGCTATAACCCCGTCCATAGTCTTCCAGAATTGGCGGATAAAGCTATTTTTTGTTCGGTAGATATGTACGATTCGTTCGCACTCTTCGAGCGATAGCTTAACAGGAGGACGACCTAGCGCACCTTGTGCCAGAGTTAGCTGTAGTTTATTTGCGCCCATTCCATAGCCTAATCCTAATACACATACTTTGCCTAAGAAACGTTGGTCTTCATTTATTTGTTCTATCGGAATGTTATAAATAGCGGAAGCCATTAGTTTATATACGCATTTTTTGGCGGCAAAAGTTTGGAGGATATCCATTTGTCTAGCTAGCCAAGCAAGGACTCGAGCTTCAATTTGTTCTGCATCTGCTACTACAATTACATATCCTGCAGGGGCTAAGATAGACCGGCGTAGTTCTCCTCCTCGCTTAAGGTTCTGCAGGTTCATCTTGTTTCCACCTGTCCAACGGTGGGTATGCGCGCCTGAATAATTGAGCAGTACTGGAAGCGCCATGCCGTCTCGCCCGGCTTCGAGGAAACGCGCAGCTCGGGTTTCGCCAATAGTAGATTTGATCTTTATCCGTGCGTCTGCCAATGCGGCAACTTTTGGATCGGGGTGTGCTAGAAGCCTTTTAAACTCCAGATCAGATTTAGCGAACGCGTAGGTTTCCTTCCCAGTAGATACACTGATCTTCGTTGGCGGTTCGACGCCAAGTGCTTTTAGTGCGGCTGCAAATTTATTATTAGATAAAAGTTCTTCGGGCTTGGTACCTGCTAACAATAACGCTGCTGCTTTGGACCCTATCTCTTTTTCAAGCTCTTCTTGTACCCGTGGAATGTCGATTTGTAGCACAGGTTCGCAGAACATGCGGCAAGTTAGATGGATCAATCGTAGCTCGTCATCTGGAATACTGTCGTAGAGCTTCCAGAATATTTCATACGTATCATTAACGTCGTCTAGACAGTATTCCCCAAGGGCTGCTTCTTCTTCGGGACTAAGCAGTTCTTTTCCTTTGGTATCCGCAAGGGCATCGCGTTTGGTTTTACCAGCGAGTCCGTGAGCTTTGGCAACAGTATCTAGGTCATGGCGCATATGGTGTCCATGAGCGGCACGAGCCATAGATAATGTATCTAGGTAAAACGCAGGCTTGATATCGAATCGTTGCGTACAGATGAAGCCGTCGAACGGGAGGTTGTGCGCAAGCATCGCGCTTTTAGTCCAATCGATCTCTTCAAATGCTGATCGAATGTTTTCTCGCGTATACCATAGTGCTTCTTGATTGCGTACTTTTATCCCTACACCATGTGCGTGGAATCTAGAATCCCGGATGTACTCCGAGGTATTCATACTGCCAGCCAAGGTGTATTCCGTAGAATAAAATGTCTCGAAATCAAGGGTTACTATGTCGTAAGTAACTCCGTTAATCTCTATTGTTCCATCTTCTAGTGACATGTGGTTTCCTTAAACGGATTCCGTCCAAGCGCGGAAGTAGTCTCCAAGTATATCGAGAGTACTTGCCATGCGCTCGTCTTTCACATTTAAACGACTCAACACATAATCTTCTATAGTGTCTTCAGCGATCACGGTAATTGTTTCTGTTTTTTGTAACTGTCCTGGGCGGCGAATGCGTCGATTGCCCTGAACCCAATGTTCCAGGTTATATGTAGGGCTAGGCCAAATAGTAGTATTTGCCTTGGTAAGCGTCAGACCGTGAGCTGCATTAATAGGATGTGCGAGAAATACTCGGTACAGTCCGTTCTGGAAATTTTTTACTGCCGCAGCACGGTCTTTGTCGTTGGTGTTCCCGCTAAGCGCTACGTAGCTT